CGTATAACGTCAGTTCCCCAATATTGCAATACCCATCTAGGAGTTAACTTAGGCATGTTTAAACGCTCTGCCCACCAAGGATCTACTTGTTCCCGCCATTCGCGAGCTTCTTTAGTACGACCTTCTAATAGTGTTCTGTCCCAACCAAATACATTGGCAACCGCATCTTTGAGTGTGTTAGCGAAACTGTCTCGCCTAAATTCATGAAAATTAACTAAGTAATCTGCGGCTGTGTCCTTGCCGGCGCCTATTAATCCGACAAAACCAATCACAATACCTTTTTTATTTTTGTTGTCTGCATTTGTCACCGTGCCACCTTCCATAGTTCATTGCATCTACTTCCTTGTTACAATGATAACATACTATTTTAGGTGCCGCAAGTTTTTCTTCCCTCTTTTTTGCTCGATATTCTGCACTATGATGCTTACCAAAGAATCCATTTTTTTCTCCTACCAACCCTGGTCTACCTTTATTAATTTTGCTTAGTTTATCTCGTGTTTCGGCAGAAACCGGCGGTTTATTCTTACCAGCAATAGATTTCTTAATACGAGTTTCTTCGGAATCTTTTTTACCTATCCTAGATTGTCTAATTTTTTCTTTAGTTTCATTATTATGTGTTTTACCAAAGAATGTTCCAGGCATTTTACTAAATCGAGTTTTTTTTCGAACGGAAATTAATTCTTTTGTAGCTTCCGATACTACTCTACCCCTCATTTTTTCTTTTGTATCTTCTGAATGATTTTTTCCATGAAAGGGGTTATTTTTCCCTTTATACATTTCTGATAATACCTTAGATCGGTCTTTTTTTAATTTTTCATAAATCTTAGATGTGATGTGTCCCCGATGATGGTACTTGTTCTTTAATTTGCTCATTGCCCATAACGCATTAATCATCTTATGGTATGAGTTTCCTGATACCATTTTAGGTAATAACATATGACAGATTAAATGTTCTCTAGCAGTTAGATTAACTAAGTTTATTTTATTGTTAGTACCGCCCAAACTTCTAGGAATTATATGATGTTGTTCAGTATACTCCGATAAGGTTCGATCAAATGCTCGATTTATTATTTGATAATACCATTTTTTATATTTGTTGTCAATAAACATTCTTACTCCTTATACTTATTTAGTCTAATTGGAGTAGGATAAGATAATTATATTAATAAATTAGCCAGTTACCCAAGTTAAAGGAGTAGACCCTTCTTTGTAATTGATCAAGTCTAATTCTAGTTGATCCATTTCGGCTTTGGCTTCAGTTTTAAGTGCGGCACCATTAAGTGCACTACCACCTTGTGGACCTGCAATTGCCGGGAATTTTTCACGGGCTTGACCAAGTATCATTTTAGCGTTTGCTAAAGCATAATCTTTTAGCCACTGACCTGCATAAACATCATCTAACAAGTTAAAATCTGGACGATAATTATACATCCAAACTAATACTTGTTCCTGTGCATACGGGCGTTGTTGAACAGTCAATGTATGATTTGTAGAATTGTAAACAAAATTAATATCGCTACCGAACATTTTACCGACCTGCTTTTGATAACCAGCAAAGGCATAATAAGTGGCTAAGCCACCCATGTTGGTTGAAGCTAACAAATATGTATTACTGTAAGCCAAGTTAAACGGCTCAAATAAACTACCACCATCCCCACCGCCTGTACGTGATCCAATACTGCGTCTAAAAAGTTGTCTAATACTAACAACTTCTTTGGGCATTATGTATTCATTTGTATCTAGTTGTAGATCTAAAAAACCATAACTTTCCTCAACGGCATTACTGCTACGTTGACGGTATTTGGCTAGTGCTCGATCAATTGCAAAATTGTAGTCCTTGGGATCAAGTTCTACATCTACCATCGATCCACCTAGGAAAGATTGAATATAATCTACGATATTTTGACGGGCTGTTTCTGTTGCGTTCATATGGATATTTAGCCAAACTGTGTTGTTGGCTATTATAAGTTATCTAAATATTTGCTAAATATTTGAAGGAGATATATCATGGAAGAATGGAAGAAACTTGACAGGTTTCCTGGGTACGAAGTCAGCAATATAGGACGAGTTAGATCTTTTAAGAAAGGCCGAGAACGGTTACTTAAAGAGTGTTCAACTAAGCAAGGGTATAAACTTGTGTGTTTATCAATTAATAATAAGAAATTCACAGGCTATATACATCGACTAGTTGCAGAAGCGTTTATAGAAAAAAATTCTAAATTATTAAATTTTGAGAAAGTAGAAGTCAATCACAAAGACAAAGATACTAGTAATAATAAAGTAGAAAATTTAGAATGGGTCACCCCTAGCGAGAACATTTTTCATAAAAATGATCCAGAAAAATATTTTTATTTTACTGAAATAGAAAAAATATGTAACAGTATGAGCCTAGATGAATTAAAAAAATTTGTAGAATTGGGTAAAGAAATAATTCAATAAATACATGATGACAAGACTTAGCCTATACCGCCCAGAAAAGGGCAAAGATTTTAAATTCATCGACAGAGTTGTCAATGAACGTTTTCAAGTGGGTGGAGTTGATTGCTATGTACACAAATATCTAGGTCCGCAAGCACCTAGTGCGGGTAATGCAACACCAACTACTCCAGATAATTCCAATAATCCTGTACCAGAATTAAGCATACAAGACGTACTTTTTATGGAAAACAGGGATCGTAATTATGATCCTGATGTATATGTAATACGTGGAATTTACACAATGCAGGATTTAGATTTTAATCTAAGTCAATTTGGATTGTTTTTACAAAATGATACAATAATGATGCATATGCATCTTAGCGGTCATGTTGCTGCTTTGGGTAGAAAGATTATGGCAGGTGATGTAATTGAGTTACCTCACTTAAAAGACGAGTATGCTTTAGACAATAGTTACATAGCATTAAAAAGATTTTATGTTGTGCAGGATGTTAGCCGTCCCACAGCAGGATTTAGCGTTACTTGGTATCCACATTTAATCAAAGCAAAATGCGTACCATTGATTGATAGCCAAGAATTTAATCAAATACTTGGACAAGACAGCGGTAACGGTGATGGTAGTACATTAAGAGACTTATTAAGCACTTACAACGAAACTATCAATATCAATAACAGTATCATTGAACAAGCGATTGCTGATGCACCAATGAGCGGATATGACATAACAGGATTTTACGTAATTCCTACTCGTGAGTCTGGGTTACTTGATGTTGCTGATGCCAGCGATACAATAGATGATGCCAGTATGGATCAAGCAATTTTAGATGCTAGTATGGTGTTGCATACTCCTAGTAAAAATTTGTATATAGCATACTTAACAGGATCAGGTATACCACCAAACGGTGCTCCATTTAGTTCAGGCATAATATTCCCTGATGATCCAGCACGTGGTGCTTTCTTTTTGAGAACAGATTATCTACCCAATGTATTATATAGATTTGATGGCACAAATTGGGTTATGTACGATAAAAATGTTCGAATGACTATGAATGAATTTGGTGCACAAGACACTACAACTGGTGCATTTGCTGGTGATCAAATTAGATATACACAGAAAACTTCTTTTATCAATAACACAACTACTGCTACAATCAATGGGCAAGTTGTTACGGAAAAACAAGCTCTAAGTAAAGCATTAAAACCTAAGGCGGACTTATAATTGGACCATTTTTACGATTCGCAAATACGTAGATATTTGACACAATTTATTAGAGCAATGAGTAACTTTGCTTATATGGATGGCTCTGGGCAATTACATAGAGTACCAGTGATGTATGGCGATCCAAGTCGTCAAGCAGCCAGTGTATTAAAGAAAAACACTGAGAATACAATGCCATCTGCTCCGTTTATTGCTTGTTACATCAAAGGATTGGAATACGATCAAACTCGATTACAAGATCCTACGTTTGTAAGTAAATTGCAAATACGTGAACGTGCCATAGACCCAGTTACTGGAGATTATCAATTTGTACAAGGTGCTGGGTATACTGTTGAACGATTAATGCCCAATCCATACAAATTAACATTAGTCTCAGAAATATGGACAACTAACACTGATCAAAAATTACAAATATTAGAACAAATACTTGTATTGTTTAATCCTAGTTTAGAAATACAAACCAGTGACAATTATATAGATTGGACTAGTTTGTCTGTATTAACACTAACTGGCACTACTTGGAGTAGTAGGCAAATACCACAGGGAACTGAACAAAATATTGATATTGCAACTATATCATTCATGAGTCCTATATGGATTACTCCTCCGGCTAAAGTTAAAAAGTTAGGTATTATTACTAAAATTATCAGTAATATTTTTAGTGAGGAGCCTGGTACCATAGTTGCAAATTATAGTGATTTAGATGCTGTGTATGAAAATTTAGGCAAAGCAGTTGCTAGGGTAGTTGTATCACCTGGCGATTACGAGTTGTTGGTACTAAACAATACTGCTTCATTAATCCGTAATAG